AGGTATCTAAAATGGGATTATTAGACAACATTGGCACATATTTAGGTGATAAAGAAAATCGTTTAAACCTAGCATCAGGCTTTGCAGGGCTGAGTGGCAATCCCAACGCTGGCAATATACAGCAGGGGTTACAGAACCGACTTTCAGTGTTGCAAGATGATCGTAAGCTAAAAGCGGCTACTGAATTGGAAGCAGATAAATTAAAACGCCATACATCTATGGCTTTGCAGATACTAGGAAACAATCACCCCGAAATAGCACAATTATTAGCCAATGGGTTTTTAACACCTAGTCAAGCCATTACAGAATCGCGTAAACCTAAATCTGAAAGGGGAATGTTTAAAGGTGCTGATGGGTTTAATTATTACATAGATGATAAAACTCGCGTATTACCTAATGCGGCATTGCCACCAGAAAAAGGTACTGCGGCTATGCAAGAATACAATTTTGCAGTTAGTCAGGGTTATGAAGGTGATTTAAATAGTTATATTTTAGGCCAGAAAACTGCGGGTGCGCCTAAGACTGAGGTTAGTTATAACGGGTCATCGGGTGCGCCAGCAAAAGCACCTAACGGCATGACTAACGTAACTAATATAACCACTGGTGTTGTTACTCAAGTGCCAATTAAAGGCGGTGTGGTTGATATTGGAGCTCAAAAACAAGTAACAAATGCAAACAATGCGTTAGCAACTATTGAGAGTGCGTTAAATCACCCTGGTTTAAATGCTTCTGTTGGCTCAATAGATTCTAAGTTTGTTAGTCTTGCACCTGATGCAGTTGCTTTTGAAGCCTATCACGATCAAATCAAAGGTAAGGCGTTTTTAGCAGCGTTTGAATCATTAAAAGGTGGTGGTCAGATCACAGAGGTTGAGGGTTTAAAAGCAGAACAAGCTACGGCTCGTTTAAATCTAGCACAAGATGAAGAGGACTATAAACAGGCTCTTAGAGATTTAAAAAATGTTATTTACGATGTTTTAGAGCGAAATCAGGGCATATTAAATTCTATACCAGGCAACAATAATGATGACCCTCTGGGCATCCTATAGGAAAAATTTATGTCTTTACAAGATATTAGAAATAAGTTTCCGCAGTACAATGATATTTCAGATGGTGATTTAGCATATAAACTTTATGCCAAAAATTACTCAGATATGCCTATGGGTCAATTTGCAGATCAAATGAATTTATCGCGTGATGAATTTTCTTTTATGATTGCTTCTGCTAGAAAAGCTGGCTACACACCAACATCAAGAACGCAATCAAAAGATAGAGTTGTCGAAGATTTAGGTGGTACAGGTATTTTAAGATCAGCTATTCAAACTGCTACCTTTGGCGGTGCTGATGAAATTGTTGGAGGCGGTGCAGCACTTGGTCGAAAGTTTATGGGTGATGAACGCCCTATTGGGGAAATATACACTCAAGAACAACAAGCAGAAGAAGCTAGGCTTAACCAGTATCGTAAAACTGACCCCGTTAAAGCTGGTATTGCTGAGTTTGCAGGTGGCATGGTGGCCCCATTTGGTGTCGTTAAAAATGCTAAACAGGCTTTGGCTGCTGGTACAGGAGTGGGTGGTCTTACAGGCTTCTTATCTGGCAAAGATGGAAACCGATTAAAGTCTGCTGGCTATGGTGCTTTGTTTGGTGGCTTGCTTGGCCCTGCTGCCTATAAAGGTGGTGAACTTGCTTCAAGTGCTTTTGGTAAGGCTTTACAGAATAGGGCTAAGAAGTTAGCTACGGCTGGTGCGTCCACTGCTTCCCAGTTAAAAAAAGAAGCTGATGAAGCCTATAAAATTGCTAAAGATAGTGGTGTTGTTATTGACCCCGATCAATTTAATAGTTTTGTAGACAGTGTTATCAAGTCTGTGTCAGGAAAGTCTAGGGTTCAGCAAGAAGCTATTGACGAATTGATGCCTAAAATGAAAACAGTTAAAAATATGCTTGAGGGCAGTGTGGGTGAGCAGTTAGGTCTTGATGATCTTGAAGCATTGCGCAGGATTGCAAAAATACCAGCAGGGGATATAACTAACCCAGATCAGCAAAGAATGGCTATGACGATTGTTAATGCCATTGATGATTTGATGGAAAACATCGACCCAAAACAAATGCAAGGCGATTTATTTCAAAAGCAGCTTAAAGAATCCGTTGGTGGTGCATTTAAAGATGCTAGGTCAATGTGGGGTAAGTTGCGCAAAACTGAGCAAATAGATGAACTTTTACTTAACGCTGGCACTTATGCTGGCGGTCTTGAAAGCGGAATAAAAAACCAATTAAATACAATTTTAAAAAGCGATAAAAAGAAACGTGGCTTTACTAAAGCAGAATTAGACATGATGCGTGAAATTACACAAGGTACACCATTAGGTAATCTTGCTGGTTCAGTTAGTCAAATGGGATTATCAGCGACAGGAGGCCGTAACGTATTAAGCGCAGGCACAGGCATGGCAGCAGGCGGTACGGCTGGATTTGTTATTGGTGGCCCTGTAGGTGCGGCTATTGGCGCAGGGGCAGAATTAACGGCTGCAACCGCTTTAAAATATGTTCGTGAAAAAAGCATGGAACAGCAAGTAAAAATATTACGAGACTTAATTGCTTCTGGTCAGGTTGAAAAGTTTGCTAATCAGGCTCCCCAAGCCTTTGCAGTAATTCAGCAAGCTGCACAAAAGATAGGTCAAAGCACCATAATAAACAATACACCAGAATTACAACGTACTGAGCCTCGCGGCTTATTGTCGCAATAGAAGGATTTAACAATGACACAAATGAAAGAAGATGAAATCCAAGGCGCAGTTAAAGCCGCGATAGAGGCCGCTATTGATTACGTTGATTCAGACATTAGAGATCAGCGAGAACGCGCTCAAAAGTATTTTGATGGGGCTGTAGACCTTAGTCACGAACAGGGCCGATCTAAGGTTGTTTCTACTAAAGTCAGGGATGTTGTGCGTGGCGCAAAGCCTGGTTTAATGCGTGTGTTTCTAACTAACGATAAGTTTGTAGAGTTTACACCTAAAGGCCCAGAGGACGTTCAAAGTGCAGAACAAGCTACGGCTTATTGCCATTGGGTGTTTAACAAAGTTGGTGGTTATAACGTATTAAGTAATGCGATACATGACTCGCTGGTTAAGAAAGTCGGCATAGTGAAGGTTTGGTGGAATAATGAAACCATTTCAGAATCGCACACCTATGAGAATTTGTCAGATGAAGAAGTTGAAATGCTCTTGTCTGACGATGAAGTTGAGATCGTTGAGCACTCTCAAGAGTTAACAATGGAAATGGATGAAATGGGCATCGAGGTGTCTCGCAACGTCCACTCAATGTTAATTTCGCACAAATATGAAGAAGGTGAGATGGTTATTGAGGGTATCCCTCCCGAAGAGTTCTTTATTGATGGTTCAGCAAAGTCGATTGATGATGCTTATATTGTTTGTCATAAGTCTGAAAAACGAGCAGGTGATTTAATTGCAATGGGATTTGACCAAGACATTGTTGATAGCCTTGCGGGTGATGATGATGGTTTAGACAATGATTCAGAAGAAAAATTATTACGTTTTGGTGAAAGTTTAAATTCATCAGATCAAATGGCTAATGACCCATCTATGCGTGTTGTTGTTGTTACCGAAGCCTACTTGAGAATTGACGTTGAAGGTGATGGTGTGCCCACTTTGCACAAGTTTTTATGTGGTGGCACAAACTATGAAATCTTAGAGCAAGAACCTTGGGACAAAGCCCCATTTGCTGATTTCCATGTCGACCCAGAACCACACGCATTTTATGGTCGTTCTTTAGCTGAACTGGTAATGAATGACCAGGACACAACCACTAGCGTATTAAGAGGAATACTGGATAACGTGGCCTTGGTAAACACGCCCAGATTAGAGGTTAACGAGGATTTAGTAGAAATTGACGATGTGCTTAATAACGAAATTGGCGCAATCATTCGCAGTGAGCAGATTGGCTCTGTTAATCCCCTTGTAGTGCCTTTTGTAGCAGGTTCCACACTACCAGCCCTGCAATACTTAGACATGCTTGTAGAAGAGAAAACAGGCATCTCTAAGATGAGTATGGGCCTTAACGCAGACGCTTTACAGAACACAACAGCGACAGGCGCAGCATTGACGGCTCAAGCCAGCGCAGGCCATGTAGAAGTTATGGCTAGAAACCTCGCAGAGGGCATGAAACGATTATTTCAACTTATGCTACACGTTTCCATTAAAAACAGCCCAGATGAGCAAATGATGCGTCTGAACGGGGAGTTTATACCTATTGACCCTAGTGTTTGGGATTCGGGCATGGACATGGAAATCAATGTTGGTCTAGGTACTGGCAAAGAGGACGTTAAAGCTGCCGCATTAATGCAAACTTTCCAAACTCAGCAGCAGATTTGGCAAACCTACGGGGCGCAAAATGGCTTAGTTTCCATGACTCAGATGCGTAACACACTATCGGATATGTTGGCTTTAAGTGGTCTTAAAAATGCTGATCGTTATTACGCACCAATGACACCCGAAAAAGAGCAGCAGCTAATGGCACAAATGGCAGAGCAAGCCGCACAAGCCGCGCAAGGTGAGCAGGGCGACCAAATGGCACAAGCAGTCATACAAGCTGAACAGATCAAAGCGCAAGCGAAGTTACAAGGCGATCAAATGCGTCTGCAAGGAAAGATGCAAGGCGATAACATTAAAATGCAAGCTGATATGCAAGTTAAAGCTGCTCAAATGCAATCTAAACAAGGTCAGGAATTGGCTGAATTGCAGCTTAAATATCGTGAATTGCAAGCCAGTGATGATTTAGAGCGAGATCAAATGAACCAGGACTTGTTAGTTGAAGCCGCAAAAATACTGGGGCAGTATGGAACAGCGGTTGATGTTGAGCGTGTCAGAGCCATGCAAGCG